ACACCATCTGCCCTGACACTCGCTCGATTGCGACCGTGAAAAAATTGGGGCCGTCCAGATTGGTGATGCCGTCATCAGCGTAGCGTTCGAAATAGAAGTTGCTGCCGACGTTGCCACCGGGTTCGAGTTCGGAGGTAGGTAGCTCCATCGACCAACGCCGAAGATCGTTCTTGAAGCCCATGATGGTGCATGTGCCGCCGTGCACACTCGTGGCCGGGCAGTACATGTTCAACGCAGCCCGCCCAGGCGACGCACTGGTATCTATCGCCCGAATGGTCAATCCGACAGGAATGGTGTTTGTAACGTACGGGGCGGTATTGAGAATGATGAGCGGTCCAGGCGTGATCGTGCCACCCGCCAGCGGCAGCACTTGCGTCCAGGCCGCGTTCAGCCGCCCATAGGCACTGCCATCGATCGGCGCATCACCGAAGCCGCCGATCAGCCCGCTCACTTGCCCCAGCGTCATCTTGCGCGTGTGCGGCGACTGTAGCGGCTGCCACGCCATAACGAAGTCGCCCAGCTGCGGCGCTGCCGCGGGTGGGAGATCGTTGACGGTTTCGGTAACGAGATCGCTCATTGTGGTTCCTAGGGCACCCAGAACAGATCGCCGTAGTCGTCGACAATAGGCGTGCCGCCGCCGTCGTTGCTGAGGAAGCTCTGGCCGGACGGCCCGAGGTTGACGATCACATTCTGGATCGGATCGGCATAAGGGCCGCCCACCGAGTGGGGTAACCCGGGCGTCAATCGCAGCTGGCCGCTGCGCAGCGCCACGATGATCGGATAGTAGGGGTCGCCGTTGTCCAGCATCACCGACAGCCTGTCACCCAGGTTGAATCCCTCAGTGCTGTCGACCGTCACCCACGGCGTCGTCCTCGGCGCGAACGCCGTGACGTAGGTCGCGGTGATGACGAAGCGGTTCTGCTGGCGTGGCCGCGGCTCGGGGATCGACTGGTCGTCGGCGATGCCGCGCACGAAGTCCTGTGGCTGCTGCGCTTCCCAGCGCTTCTTGTCGACCACCAGCCCGCCGGTCTGCCCGCCAGGGATCTTGCGCGACTGCGAGTGCTTCAGGCGGAAGCCGGACAGGTCGTCGATGACGTTCCAGTCCCCCGGTTTGTACCATGTGCCATAGGGCATCAGAGCGGTCCTCCGCGACCGAGCAGCAGCCACACCAGCAGCACGATGAGGATGATCCCGACGATCCCGATGCCGCCATAGTGGTAACCGCCCCAGCCGTAGCGCGGGCCGTAGTACGCACCACCACCGCCGAACAGGAGGACGATCACTAGGATCAGCACGATCAGTCCCAGTAGTGACATCGGCTCACCTCGTCGGGATGTTCTTCGCGCACTTCAGGATGATGGTGTAGCCGCTATTGGCGAGGGCTCCGGCCGTGGTGAAGTCGATCGAGCCAGTGATGCCGGCCGGACCGACCGGCGGCGTGATGCCGGCGAAGCCGCCGCGATTGGCATCGAGGAACTGCCAGTTGTCCGACTGGTTCAGCACGAAGATGTCGAGATTGGCGGTGGCGTGCCACTGCACGCGCAGCGTCATCCCAACGACAGAGAACCACACCGAGAGCACCGACAGGTGGATGCCGGGGTAGAGCGTGTTGCCCTGGAACACGATGCCGAACGGGCCGGTCGAGGTGGCATCGAGCTTTGTCACACCAGCCTCGCCCGTGGCGTCGGACAGGCTGGTGTATTTGGCCACGATGAAGCGCGGACCGTTCTCCAGTATCTGACTGGATACAACATCGACCATCGATGTCTCCTCAGGTCTGAGTGACGCCGAACATGCCCTGGTTCAGGCCGTACGTCGGGTTGGTCATCTGCGGTATCCACGGACGCTGGAACAACGTGATGCGCTTGGCGCCATCCGAGGCAGACGCCGGTATCCAGGTGCCGCAGGTATCGCCCAGCAGGACGGTCGACGGGATCGTGGTCACGCCGGCTACGAACGTGCCTGTGCCATACAGGATCAGGTTGTTGTAGAAGCCGTAGATCTGGCTCGACTGCGCGGCATAGAACGGCAGCCCGAAGGTGTCCGAGGTACCGATCGAGACGTTGGAGCCTGATAGCGTGCCGCTGCACACCGCGCTGAGCAGGGCCTTGAACGCCTTGGTGGTGGTGACCGCGGCACCGCTGCCCATCGTCATCTGCTGGCGCATCAGGTAGCCGTACTGGTCGACGCCGGTCAGCATGATCGTCGCGGTGCTGTCGTTGCCCACCGAGGTCACGGTGATGCAGCGCTCGACCATGGTGGCACTGTCGTAGGCGTAGGCCTGCTGCTTGCCGAAGCCGAACTTCTGGTAGATCGGCACCGCCTGCACGAAGCGCCCCGTCACCGGCACCAGCTGGCCACCCGGGAACATCTGCGTCGGCGTGGTCGGCACGATCACCCCGGCACCGGAGCTGGCGACCAGGGTCATCGGTGTGCCGACGACCGGGATCTGCGCGGCAGCGAAGGCCGCGGCGGCCAGGGTGGCCGGCACGAAGTCGAGCACCGGATAGAGGCCCGGATCGGGCCAGCCGATCACCTGCGGCGCGAAGGGCGACGATCCGGCGTTCCACAGCCAGCGGCTGTCCTGGATGCCGGTGCCGCCACAGTCGAACGACATCGACACCGTCGGCGGCTGGCTGGCGCCTGACCGCGACCCGACGGGATTGCGTCCCATGACGCGGTGGGCGGGGGCGTAGAGTGCTGTGCGGGCCATCGGTGTTCCTTTCAGCGCACTGAGTGCGGGGCAGAAGGAGGGTGAGGGGTCAGCGTCTTCGGCGGGCGCCGATGAAGCCGTAGCAAGTCAGCGTTCCGCCGGTCAGCGTCAGCTTGGCCGATAGGTAGACGGTCGTGGTGGCGGCGAGCGACAGCCGCATCCGGCCGGTGGGCAGCACCATCGGGTCGGGCGTCACCGTAGCGTTGATCCCGACGATGCCGTGCTGGCTGCCCATCGGGGTTGCCGGCACCGTCGCGGATACCGTGTTGGTCCAGACCGACATCGCCGTGACGTGGGTGGTCGCATTGACCGTGGTGGAGACCTGCCCTTGCACATCCCAGTCACCTGCGGTGAGCGAGATCGTCGTGAGGTCAAAGGCCACGCCCGTAGGTGCGTTGATCGCCGCGCCGACCAGGACGGTGGCCGAGATGAACTCGCCGATCTGCCCGGCCGCGGCGTTGTTGTTGGTGGTGGTGCCCATGAGGGTAGTCGGCACCTGTATCAAACAGCTGGCGGCGTTCATCTGCATCCATGGCGTCCCGGCCGGCACACCACTGTTATCGGTCGCCATAACATTGAGCTGGCTGCTGGAATAACGCATCGCGACGCCGGTTGCGCTGGTACGGTTGAACAGCGACAGCGTCGATCCGAAAACATCACTTGCGGTGTTGTCGCCCGTCACCAACACCCAAGGAATGTTGCCCCCGGTCTGAGAAACCGTGAGCCGGGCTGTCTGTAGGTTCCCGGCCATCGTATCGCCGGCTTTGGAGACCTTCGAAGTGTCGCTGGGGTGGACGTGGTCCGCCCTGGCCCAGGTCGTGCTGATGCCGATTGCCGCGGTGCCATCCATCGCGGGTATCGTGCTGGATGCGACCGGCACCGTCGGGATGTCGGTCATGTAGGCGATCGCCCCTTGGGCGATACTGTTGACGTAGGGGTAGATCCTGCTGTTGCTCCAGGCGAACTGATAGCTGGCGTTGTTGGCCCCCATGGAGGGGAAGCCGATACCAGGAGCCGCCACACCGATAGGACCGACAGCGCCGCCGGTCAGCGGCAGCACCTGTGTCCAGGTTGCGTTCATCCGGCCGTAAGTGAAGCTGTCCTGCGGCGCCTCCGGCACACCACCAGCGCCCGCCGCGGGCACCAGCGGGATCATGCCGGCCGGCACCAAGGCCTCCGCCGTGTACTGGTCGATCCCGAACTCGGCGATCAGCGTCGACATGACGCGTGTGTTCAGCGCGTCCTGTGTCGGCGAAATGACGAGCTGCGTCTGATGCTGCGCCCCGAGGCTGGAGGCGGTGGGATTGATCAGCTTGTTGATCGTCGCGCCGAGGAACCCACCGCCCATGCCGAAGACCTGGATCTCCGGTGTGTCAGTAAGAGCTGCGTCGTCTTTCGGTGCGTCGCTCATCGCAGCTCCGTCACCGGCTTGTAGGTCCGGATGTCGATCGTCATCGCGATGCGGTCATCCTTCGAGCGGTTCTCCACGCTGTGCGGCGCTTGGTTGTCGAACCACCAGATCGTGCCCGGCTCCATGTAGATACGTTCGTCACCGGCCAGGAACACGACACCGGGCTGGCTGCGCAGCGTCAGCTGGTAGCGCTCGTAGTAGACCGCCGGGATCTCGCGGTCGGGGTAGTCCCGCTCGCTGGCAGCGTCGCGGTCGCTGTGGAGCGGGATCACCCCCTCGGGCGGCAGGCGAGACACGAACACCCGCCCGAGATGCACGCCCTGCACCCTCGCCATCAGACCGAAGATGATGGGCATGGCATGCGGCAATGACGCGAAGGCCGGATAGTTCACGCAGGCGATGTTGCTGAGCACCGCCTCGCGTGGGTCGTCGTTCGTCGGATCGAACCGGTTATAGCGCAGCAGGATGTCGTCCGTGCTGGCGTGGTTGCCGTACTTCGAGCGGATCGGCACGGCATTCCACAGTCCCGGCTGCGTGGTGATCTGGTGCAGCAGAGGATCTACGTCTATTCCGGCAGCGATCCGCTCGAAGTAACGCACTCAGACACCCTGGTTGGCGTAGATGCCACGCCAGTCCGCCCAGTAGCCGGAATAGCGCTCGTAGCACGCAGCCTTGGCATTCTTCGTGTCAAAGTCGTTGTCTTGGTCGAACGAAATCCCGTCTCTCTCGAAGTATGTCAGGCCATTCGGGATGTTCGTGCGGATGAAGTACGCGGTCGCCGACGTGAAGTAGTGGTTGACCTTGATCCCCTTGGGGAAGGTGCCTACTGCGCGCAGCACGTTGATCGCGTTGTTCGCCGTGTCGTTCTGCAGCACCGAGTTGTAGATGCGGTTCGCCTCGAACCACAGCTGCGGCGGCACATGCAGCGACATCGGCAGCGCGGAGATCCGCATGCCTCTGTTGTTCTGACATTGCATCACCTGGATCACCAGATCCTCGATCGCGACCTCGGAGATATCCGCCGCGGTGCCGAGGTTGGACTGCGATCCCGACAACGTCGGATGCGACGCTGATACCATCGGCTGACCGTCGGCGCCGAGTGAGGTGGCCGAGAAGGCGAGGTTGTAGATGCCCGCCAGCACGTTCTCCTTGGTCTGCCGCATGGAGAACGCCAGCTGCGACGCACGCCGCTTCGACACGACCTCGTAGAGATCGTCGCGCAGCTCTTCGTAGGTCACGATGTAGCCGAGCGCGTAGGCGACGTGGGTGAAGCGGCTGACCGGCCCCTGCACCTCGATGTCGTAGAAGATCTGCTGGCCTTGCGGCTTGACCGGCGCAAGACCGAAGCCGGTGATCTCCACCTCCTCTTCGTACGCCTTGTCCGATGTCTGCTTGTCGAGCAGATCGAGGTACTCGACCGGATGTTCGTTGTAGGACCGGCCCCAGAAGGCCTTGACCCCAGGCCACAGCGCCTTGGGATGCGTGCCAGTGGTGATGACTGCCATTGTCGCTCTCCCTCAGATGCCGGTGGCGTTTTGGTACGGGTGGATGGCTTGGTTGAGCTTCACCAGCCATCGGGCGTACTGACCCACGGCATTGTCGGCAGGCTGTTGCAGCAGCTGGATGATGCGCAGCTGGTGCGCTGGCGTGGTTGCCAGCGAGCTGGTCTGCATCGTCCATCCGGACTGCGCCGAGTAGATGCTGCCGGTGCCTGACAGGAGATTGGCGTTGCGCCCCGAGGCACCGCTCACCATCGCCGCGCCTGCGGCGCCGTCCTCCTGGATGACATAGAGCAGGTCGGGATCATCCGAGACCACGACGTAGGCCGCTTGGCTCGCCGGCAGGTACACCGGCTGCGTCTGCTGCAGCGTGATCACCGCGCCGCCGGCATTGTTGGTGATGCCCTGGAAGGCGCCAAGCACCATGTTGCTGTCGCCGGCCGTGGCGATCTGCACCGTCTGGATGCCGTTGCCGTCGGAGCTGTTGGTGATGAGCACCACCGGATCGCCGATGTAGAGCGCGGTGGGGTTGGAGGCGGGGACATAGTAAGTGCGGGTTGCCCCGCTGTAGGGCGCGCCATTGCGCATTGCGTAGGGGCGCAACCCGAATGGGCTGTTCACATTGGGCATCGCATAGCCTCTGCGCCATGTCGCCTATGCGCTGCGGCTGACCGGCCAGGGCCAGCCCGCAGCACTTAGGCAAGCGGTTAAAGGGATGTCGTGCCGCGCGCGTGCGATGCCTAGCCGCGTGACGGCTGTGTTCCGGCTTCGGGCGTTGCTATCCCGTCGCCTTCGGAGGCCAGTGATCAGCGTCGAGAGTTTCCTGTCTCGATCTTGATGTCGCCCCGCGTTGACCCAGCGTAACGCAGGTTACCATCCGGACCTCCTGGTCTCGAATGATCGCCCTTGCCGATCTGGGTCAGAAGGCTATGGACCACCATTTCCTGGGCGGCCATGTCCTCTCGGAACCATTCTTCCGGCACCTCCATCAAAAATGCAACCAAAGGCTGTCCGCCACGGCCGACGCCGACGACCATGGAGACCACCCGGCCGTCATCCTCATGCACCTGCTCATAGCCCGCGTTGCGTGCCTGCATGATCCGCCCCGGCGTGTCGTTGAACCAATGCCGGTGGAAACCTTCGCGGTCCGGGTAGGACAGCTTCTGGTCGAAGTTGCCGAACGGCTTGCGGACGAACGGCTTGCGCTCGCGCCTGGGCAGCGTGTCGACGGACTGCTCGTCGTCTGCACTACCGCTGAGTGCGCGCTCGACCTCGGCCTGACGCCGTGCCTGTGCCGCCGCTGCGGCGTCGTTGAGCGGCTGGCGCTCTGATGCTGGTAGTCGTGCCATCAAGGTCTCCTTGAGATCTGAAACTCACTGAGGTGGACAGTGCCCTCGCACTCGACCGTGGTGCCCAGCAGTATGGTCAGCATGGCGCTGGCGACGGCTTCGAGCCGCATGACGTTGTTGTTGGGCTGCACCAAGAGCCCACCCGGGCCGCGACAGCGCAGGCAGGCCATGGCGAGGGCCTCCACCAGACCGTCGAACTCCTTGCGGTCGCAGTGCAGCATTATGGTTCGCCTTCCCAATAATAGCTGGCGAATTCCTCTCTCGTGAGCGGCTCGCCCTTGCCCTCCAGCATCCGCTTTTGACGGTCGTACTGAGCCCTGACATCGGCCGGCATGGCCTCGAAGCTGCGTGGGCCAGGGCGCCGGGCCGGTGCTCCCTCCGACGATCGTGCGACTGCCGCCGCTTGGCGGCGCACTGGCTGGGCCACGGGCTCCTCCTCTTCCTCAGCCTCCTCCTGGACATGCAATGGCTGGCGCACGGTCCGCTCCGTGCCATTGCCGCTGCCGTTGGTGGTGCGCGCTCGCGGGAAGTGCTCGGGGAATCGCCGACGGATGTGCGCCTCGGCCTCGACCAGATGGTCCTCGACGCTGCCGTGGGGGCTGGCGCGCTCCGCCTGCTGCATCGCCGCGATCATCGCCACGTTGGCGACCGGGTCGGTGGTGAACCAGTTGTTGTTGCGCACCCACGCCTGGATCACCGGATCAGCGTTGGCCTGTGGCTGGCCCTGGCCGCGGTCCTGAGGCGGTGGCGGCGGCTCCGGCGGTGGTGGCCCCAGCTCGCGCATGGCCTGCTCCACGGCTTGGAAAGCCGCCGTATCGCCCGCCTCGACGGCGCGGGAACGCTGCTGGTGCAGCTCCTGCATCGCCCGGCGGTAGCCGACCTGCTCCGCCTTGCGGGTGCTCGCCAGCATTTGGTTCAGGGTCTCGCCCTGCTGCGACACCTGATTGCGCAGGTCGGTGATCTGCCGATCGGCTGCCCGGTTGCGCTCCTGCAGCAGCGGCAGCAGCCGCTCGCCGCGCTCTACGAACTCCTCTGCCGGGAGCCAGCGCTCCGCGTCACCACGGAATTCCTCGCGTGGCCTCCACCCCATATTCCTGGCGCGTTGCTCGATCGCAGCCTGCCCCGGATCGTCGTGTTCCTGATCCAGCGGCTCGGCTGACTGCTCAGCCGTTTCTGACATAGCTTGCCTCGCTCAACCGTTCTGTTAACTTGACTGAGCAAGCGCTTAGGGTTTTGGGTTAGGGCGTGTCTTGAGCGGCCGGTGTTACCAGGGGTGGGACACCGGCCTCTTTCATTCCTGCCTGCTGTAGAGCGCGCCGATCGAGCGCTGACTGACCAGCCGGTACTCCACGCTGTCCTCGCCCTGCACCACGCGGCCGGCGTAGCGCTCCACCACCACGCGATCGCCCGGCTCCGGCTTGGCCGTGCTCCAGCGCCGATTGCCATCGTCGGTGAACTCGAAAGCCGCCGCGCCGAGCGCGATCACCACACCGGTCTCGGATGCCATGGTCTGCTGTGAGCGGCTGGTGTCGGGAACGATAATGCCGCCCGACGTGGTCTCGGCGTGCTGATCCATCAGCACCAACACCTTGTCATCGAGTGGGGTGATGCCGCTGTGGTTGATGCCATCCCATTCGGCCAGTACGAACTCGCGCTGGTCACCGGTTCGCAGGACGCGGCCTTCAAGCACGGGTAGCCTCTCTGCGCTCGCGATTGAAGCGTCTCATACGCTCGGCCGCCCCATTGAACCCAGGATGCTCACGATGGGCTCGTTGCAGGGCCAAGCTGAGCGCTGGCCCCCTGTCACGGGCATTGGCCTGCTGTTGGGCGGTAGTCGCCCATCGTACGTTGTCGGGTTCGTATGACCCGTTGTTGTCGGGATACCGGTCGAGCGAATGCTTCGGCGACGGGCGTGGCCCGAGGTGGGCATAGAACGCCTCGAAGTCCTCGCGCCACTCCTGACAGACGAAGATCCCCCGACCGCCATAGTTATGGAACTCGGGATGGTTTGAGTTGTGGCAGCGCGCCTTCATGTGCTTCCACGCCACATATTCCGGCATTCCGGTGAAACCGTGCTTGACGTAGGCTCTTGGCATCAGACGCGCTCCGGCTTCGGTTGCGGCACATCCCCGAAGTACCAGCTGAGGATATGTCCCAGCTGCAACGCCACCAATTCGGAGCACATGAGACAGCGACCCCGCCATTCCTCCATCATGAGCTTGTCCATCTCGCCCACCAGGAACGTCCGCAGCGCCTCGCGCAGCAGGGCGTCACGGTAGTCCTCCAGGTACAGGAGAACCTGCACCGTTACCGGATTGTGGCGCCATTGATTGAAGTCCTGCGGCGACAGATCCAGCAAGGCCGGGCGGCGGGCCTCCGCTATTTCCACTGGAGGAGCCACCGCCTTCGCCATCAGTTCCGGTGTCAGTTGTAGCATTGAGGAGTTCCACCTGATGCTTGAGCGCGGTGAGCTGGTGCTCGACCCAGCCTTGGTCGACTTCCGCGTCAGCTTTGCGGGCATTGGCCAGATTGAGGATAGCCGCAGTCAGATCCTTGATCTCGCCGGCCTTGTCGCGGCCCCGCTTGATCATCAGGTCGGCCTGCTCGCGCATCTGCCTGATGTCCAGCTCTTTATTGCGGAGCTGGGCCATCTGTTGCGCTATGTCAACTTCTTCCTTCTGCAGCTGCAATGCCGCCGCGGCCTGCACCAGCTCAGCATTGGGCGGCGCCTGGGCGGCGATCAGCTTGTCGACCTGCTGGATAGCCGCAGCCTGCATCGCCCTCAGGCGGATCTCGCGCCCGTCGAAGAACGGGTCAGAAGCGAACTGCAGCAGGAAATTAGCCTGCGCCATCTGCTGGGTGTCGGTGACCATGTCCGGATCGCTGACGGGCTCCGCGCCAGAACCCCGCATGTAGTCTGATCTCTGTATCTGAAAGTATTCTGATCCGATACGAAATCCTGCTTCATCGGGAAGATAGAGGCGATTGAGCCTAAATAGCTTGTCGAAGTCCTGCCGCAGGGATCTGTGTATACGTTTGAATATGGCATTGAACACCTTCAATCCCTGCTGGATCACAGCGAGACCGAGGATGCCGGGAACATTCGCGCCGGGCAGCTGACCCTGCAGAACTTCCCTGATGCTGCCTACATCTTTGGCCGCCTCGACCAAGAACTGCAGCAACTGGAACAACACCGGGTTCGGCCCCGGCATCTCCAGCGGTACTAAGTTTTCCCGCAGCGTGCGGCCCTGCGTGGTGACGACCTTGTATTCGCCGGTCATGAACCGCACCGAGCCGGCATTGATCGACACACCGCCGCCGATGAAGCCGCCGCCTGCGATCTGCAGGTGACCGGCATCGAACATCTGGTTGATGGTGGTGTTGACCGCGGCGTTCAGCGGATACATCAGGCTGCCGAAGCCCAGGTCGTATGACCCGCCGTCGGGGTTCGGGATGAAGCCGTACTTGGTGTAGTAGTCGATCTGGCGGATCTCGGCGACCTCGCCCTCTTCGGTCGCATCGATGCAGTCCTGGTCGAAGCCCACCGTGATCCTAGCGAGCTTGCCGCTGTCCTTGGCGAAGGTGAGGATGATCGGCTCATCGTAGCCGTCGTCGTCGAGGTCGTAGCGGCGGTGCTGCTCGCAGAAGGTGACCGGCGCCTGCTCGTCCTCGGAGGTATCGGCGTTGCGGCCATAGCCCTCGTCGCCGTAGTCGAGCCACAGGCCGGAGCGGACGTTGCTCTCGATCTCCCACGGGTAGAAGTCGATCAGCTCCGTCTTGCGCGGTGAAGCATCGAAGCTCTTGGCCTTGTAGTTCACGCAGAGTCGGAGCGCGGAGACGATCTCGCTGACGTTCCGCCGCTGCTTCGGGTCGAAGTAGTTCTTGCGGAACATCGTGCCGGCGATCGCCACGGTGATCAGCAGCCGGTCGGTCTGCTCCTCCCACTCCGGCATCTCGGTGAGCAGCTGCCAGGACATGTGGCGGCCGATGCGGTCGGCGCGCGTCTGCTTGGAGCCCGGCGGCACGATCCACAGTGCCTTGCCGCCAGGACCGATCGCTTGACCGCCTGGGGCCTGCTGTGGCCCGCCATGGCCGGGCTGTGGTGGCATCGGAGGTGCCCCTGGCGGCGCCCCCTGTGGAGGCCCTGGCATGCCGCCAGGAGCTGCTCCCCCGGGCGGCCCGGGCATAGCCGTTTGACCTGGACCGCCAGGACCGCCGGGACCAGCCGGCCCGCCGGGGGCCATGCCGGGCTGTTGCGGCGGCGCCAGCAGCGGCACGCCGCGATCATCGCCGATCACGGTCCCCTTGACCACGTTGCGGCCCTGCACGATCGCCGGATAGGCCCGGGCGTTGAATTGCAGCGCAGCGACGGTGATGAGCGGGAAGCAGACGTTGGAGGCGTTCGGCCACGGGTACGTCTTGGGTTCGACCACCTGGAGCGCAAAGGCCATCCAGTCGGCGTAGCGCTGCTTCCAGTCGGCGCGGGTGTCCTCATCGAGTTCGTATTCGCGCTTGGCCTGATCGGCGAGGCGCTGGCGTTTGCCCTCCTCGACCTCGTCGGCGATGTTCTTCCGCACGATCCACCTAGCGAACCGGCGCACATGCTTCTGTTGCAGCAGCGGCCGGCGATCGGCTTGGTCGGTCTTCGGATCGGCGAGGGACTGGTCGGGAGCTGGTGGGCGGAGAGGCAGGATGTCAGCAGACTTCAGTGGCGCCTCGGGCTCATCCGGCGGCGGCCCCTGCATCGTGTCAGGCGGCTGTTGCTGGTCCTGGTCCTGATCGGGTGGCGGTCCCCCTGTCGGGATCGCGCTCAAAGCGGCGCTCATGGCTATATGTAGAGGCGCGCGAGCGGCTCAAAGTCAACCGGTGGTCGTTCCTCGTTCGGTCCAGCCACCGCACCAGTAATCTGGCCGCACCACCGGGAATGTGGAGAACGGCCGGAGTTCCATGCTTGTTCCCAGCTTCGATGGCATCGGGATGAGGAACGCCGTCGGCGGGTTGCGGCGGCAGTTTAGATCCCCGGCGGGATCTTTCCACGAGTAGCGGCATGTGGCGCATGCCTGATCGAGCATGCGGGCAACCACGTCGCGCGGGACTATGAGGGTGGAAGACATGGGGCCGAGCATATACCCAGGCTGGTGCTGGGTAACCAGCTACACTCGGCCCCACCGCTCGGCGACCTCGATACTCTCAGCCGGGTCGGCTCGCTCCTGTTGCTCGGCACTCTCTGGGGGGACGGCTCGCTCCTGTGGCTCGGCACTCTCTTCATGGTCGGCTCGCTCACAGTCGACGGTACACTCCCGTATAACGGCTCGCTCGCCGTAATCGGCACTCTCACCGCATCTGGCTCGCTCCTGGGACTCGGCACTCTCGCTCGTGGCGGCCGCGCTCCTGCTCTACGGCACTCTCCTGAACTTCGGCTCGCTCCCGGTTACCGGCACTCTCCTCAAGTTCGGCTCACACCTCAGTGGACAGCACATCCCGCCGCAGCGCCAGCGCCTGGGTGATCGCTTGACGGCGCAGCTCCCCCATCGTCTCTGCTGGAACCGTCTGGCCGTGCGGCGTGTTGGCTACGAGCTGCCCCAACAACGCCGCGAAGATCGGCGCCGCGATGAGAACGATCTCGTCGGCCAGCTCTCTGTGCATCTCAGTATCCTGTCGTCTTGGAACGGGTGCGGTCCTGCACGAGCCGCGAGTTCAGCTCGATCATGTCGTTGTCGATTTGGTCTCCGCGCCACTGCATCGACGGGCCGAACAGCCGCGTGGCGGTGTACTGGAGCGCGTCGGCTGGGTGGGAGTGCAAGTTTTTTTCCGGCTTGTCGGCCCAGCGCTCGGTGCCGGCGATCTGTATCCGGCGATAGTGGTATCCCCCCTGCAGCGCCCGCCGCAGCCGGCCGCACCTGGGATGCAGGTTGAACGCCGGGCGCCCATCGTCGTCGAACTGCCGGAGCTGCTTGCGGATGCACTCTTGCCGTATCTGCGGTGATTGCAGACCCGGCTCGATCATGATCCCCTTATTATGCAGGATATCGAAGCACGTCTTCTCGTCGGTCTCCGAGCGGCTGGTGCCTGCCGGGTCACCGACATCGATGAACTCCGTGTCCGGGAAGTGCTGGCTGGAATGGCTGAGCACCTGATCGGAGAACCGGTCGACCCCCATCGTATCGGCGCACAACTCATCCACGATTTTCCACTGACCGGTGGCCGCCAGCTGGCTGAAGATACAGCTCGGCGTCAGGCCAAAATCCCACCCACGGTGCACCGGCAGCCGCGAGTCGGTGCGGGGTGCGCGCTTCTCGTCGGCGCCACCAGGGCAGTGCACGTTGTCATGATACTCGGGGAAGACCGGCCGCCCCTCGGTCACGAAGCCATATTCACCGCGGCAATAGACTTTCACCCATTCATCTGTTTTTCCGATGGCCAGTCGCTGCCAATAACCTGGGGACTGGTTTTTGGCGTTCTCGGCGCTGGCGGACAGGCCGGAGGGCTGTTTGAAGATGCGGCAATATTTGGCGACGGTCATTCCGGGCATGAACGCGGCGAGCGCCTCCACCGCCTCGCTGTGATCCATCTTCTCGAAGAAGCGGTACCACGCCGAGTCGGCATCGGGTGGATTGGTGTCGAGGATGATGCCGGCCCAGGTGGCACCGCCGCCGTCGCGCTTGGCCGGGTAGCGATCGACGCGGCCCTGCAGGGCATCGATGATGGTCCAGGGAACTTCGCGCGCCTCGTTCACCCAGGCGCCT